CCATCGCTCGAATGCTCGGCCATGGCGCTGATCAGAGAGACGTGATAGATGTAGGAGCGCGAGTTAGTAGTAACTCAGCCGCACCTAATGGCCGTCGCGCCTGGGCACTTTCACCGGTGCTCAGTGCAGCTGACGCCATCGCGGCCGCTACAGTGCGCGGTGCCCAGAACACGGCACGCCGCTGCGACCACAAACTGCAGGAATGCAATTGCTTGACCCATCAGCCCCACGCAATAGAACCAGGACTCATGTTCTCGCATTCCATATACTACGTTAGCCCGGAAGAAGTGCTCGACTACTGTGTCAGATCACATGTCTCGATGGTAATTTACTCCATCCATGATTTTGTGGGCACGTCGGGTACGTTCAACGGCGAAGCTAAGTGGAATATACAAGCTGACCAAGTGACCATGGAGGTCAATGGAGGTGCGTCGTACTGTCATCCAGCCCCGGACAAATGGTCCGCCGATGACTGCTTCACCAAGTCCTACAACATCCAGGGTGTTCGAATTACTCGCACCTTGGCCTGGACCCGCTACAGAAGCGTAGGTACCACCCACATTTTCAAGGGTGTTGTTACCCATCGCACCATCCCCTCCAACACGCCCAAAATCCGCCGGTTCAGATTGACTGGCGATGACCACATCGACGTCTCGCTCCACAACGGGAGATACACAATGACCTACCCAGATGGCCGCATCACCAATGCCGCCGCTGACAAGGTAGACAAGATCGCCGTGTACGCTCTCGGCACAGGAACCATGAATACTGAAGCTAGAGACGCAACCATCAACAAGACCAGGTCGTTAGACTTATCCCCGAACGAGACCGGTCACGTCGCATCCGCTGCCCTCATGTTTGCAGCCGATGAACACATCAGGCTCCGCTCGGACATTTCCGTCCTCGGACCCCTCTATGACGAGCTGGAAGACAGCTACGTTCAGGACCGCATCCGCAGCGTTGATTGCTGCGGTCGGCTACGCATCACCAGCGATCGCTATGGCGTCGCTGATGACCACGGTGTCTGCGCTGGACCGCGCGACGTGGCCTACGGCGCAAGAAATCTTGCTCGGGGTGTTTACCGACCCATCATGACAGCCGCCCGCACAATTGGGTGGTTTGCGTGGTGCTGCGTCCCAGGTGTGCGAGCACAGAGTGTCAGCGATCAAAGGCCCCGGAGCCGCAGCCAGACCACCTTGTTGGTGGTTGCTGCCCTCGGCCTTCTGCTGGCGCTGTGCTATGTCATTTTCCTCCTTGTCGGCCCCGACCCTGCTACTGTGCAGCGAGTCAAGAACAAGCAAAATCAACACATTTACATGAGAGACTTTTCCCGTAGCAACCCAGACTCCAAGCCCGGAGACGACTACGACGATACACTAGCAGTATACAAAACAGACTCAAGGTACCAAGGTACTGGCGTTGAACCCGACGCCACCTACTCCTACCCCGAAACCTTTGAGTTCGACACTCCGCCCAAGAAGTACGCTAATCGCCTCAGTCGACCTGTTACATCGGTTCGTCTCTCTGCCAATGGCAATACCAACCACAACATTCACGTCGCTCTCAAAACCAGAGTGGCCAGCTCCGACCGTCCCGAACCCGACGCGGCATTTGAAGATGCCTACATCGCCTGGATACCACAAGGAGCCCACGACCTCTACGGCACCAAGTTGGAGGTCCCTGTTCGACCCGATATCAGTTTAGCCAAGCGGGATCACGAGCGGAAGGAATGGATGGTAAGGTACAACCAAGCAAAACAGGCCAGGATTACGGCTGCAGCCAAAGAACTGGCAGGCGGCAACAAGTCCGGGCTCAACACAAAGGGCGCATTTGTCAAGGCTGAACCAAGCCATGGCAAGGTAGATGAGGTACACGGGCAGCTTTCTAAGCCCCGGCTCATCATATCTGGATCAGACAAATATAACGCCTATGTAGGACCTCGAGTCGCAAAGATACAGCGCAACCTAGTTGAGAAGATCAACAAGGTCAAAGAGGACGAACAGATTATCAAGATGGGATGCACCGACATGGACAAATACGCATCACATCTGTCACTCGCCATCTCCAGAGCGAAGAAGGAAGCCAAGCGCCGCAACGCTAGCATCCCGCTCGGTGCCGACCCATGGAAAGTATATGTCGTCGAAAACGATTATACCAACTACGACTCAACCAACAATCAGAAGAAGTCAGACGCAATCGTCAGACTTTATCCCCACTGGGGCATGGACACCAAGACGCAAGACGTCATCCACGCCACAGTCGCTGAAAAGAAGGTAGTCAACCGCGATGGAACCAAAATCGCATGGGTAGGCACAATGGGCAGCGGTGAGCCCGACACGTGGTTCAGGAACAGTGTAGGAAACGGACTCCACACCAAGTACTGCCTCGAACAAAACAACATGGTTCTCATTTCCATGGCTGTTAGTGGTGATGACTCATATGCCATCATTCTCAGTCAACATCCATTTCAGGAAATTGGGAGCCTTCTCGCGGATAGCGCGACTAGACTGGGGTACATCGCCAAGACCATCGTACACCCAGTCAATCCCGGTGAGACAAATCCAGTGGTGGGTTTCTGTTCTCACAATCTCCATCCAAAAGGCGACGGTTATGTCATGCTCCCCAGCATCGGCCGCAAGCTTGCACGCATGGGCCTAGCCAGGGCCCACGTGCCCGGAGCGGATACAGTCCGCGCTAACATCCACGCTGAGTGGCCCAGACTTTCAAGAACCCCACTCATCCGTGCACTCGCCCAGGCTCTGTACAGACACTTAGCCCCCGAAGACAAAGGCAAGGGCATTGCGGAGAAATTCACATTCAAGGTAACACAACCTGAATTTCCCCTGGACGATTACCGACCACGCGGCCTAGAGCCCTGGCAGTATGATGTCTTGTCCTCCTACAACGTCGGCATAGAAGCCGTTAAGTGGTGGGAGGCCAACATCTATAGGTTCATCACATTCCAGACCACCGATGATGAATCACGGAAGATCGTTCAGATTTCCAACCGCTTCTTAGAGTAGAAGAGCGGGGTGGCATGCTATAAAAATTGAGCTATCGATCTCTAGCGGATCGGTTAACGTCCCACGTGCCTCTGCCGTGGGCGCACTGGCCAATAATTAGCAATGCCACCACCCAAGCCTGTCGCTTAGAATACGGACTATGACTAATGTCCGGGCCAACGACAAACGCCCGCGTTGAAGCGGGACACGAAAGAGGAACGGGTCGCGCCCGTCACGAGTACCCCGTACGGGCTACTCTTGCGGATTTATTCCGCCCATCGAAGTCTAACTTCACACGTGGGAAACCACCAAACAACTGGCTCATGTCCAAGAATGGGCCAAATTCAAAGCGAGTGGGATCAACGACCCGAGGTAATTCACGTCTTCGATCACCACCGCAATTCACCAACTCCAAGGTCCCCGTACATCCACGGGCAGCCGACCGCCCCGCCTCTCGCCGTCGCCGCGGGGGGCTCCGCCTCACCTCCGGCCCAACCGACCAGCCCACCCCATATGGGCCCGGCGGTGCCGGCGGCCCCGGCGCCGGCATGCCGAACGGCGGCAACGACCCGTCCGACCCTGGAGTCCCCTGGGAACCACTCAGACCTAACCGTCAGGGTGGTGGAGACTACCGCTTTGCATCATCCGGCAATCGTGCTGGACGCAGAGCCCCCGGTTTCGCCACTTCCCTCTCAGTGAAGAGTGGCCCCCGAGGTGCAAAAACATCCCAAAAAGCTCGCCTCGACGCAACTGCCGGCGCTGCCGCCTCCGCAGCAGCCGTCATTGCTCCTTGGACTGCCTACCGCGCGGGCATGACCCCCGGCAAGGCTGATGGCAGTGTCAACTCCACCAAAAGGTATTGGTCGTCCAATCAGATGACCATCACTTCCCAAGCTGGCACTGTATCATCCCAAATGCGAGTCAACATCAACCCATCCCTTGTAGGCCACATGCACGAATTCAAGACGTTTACCGCAGGACTTCCTGCCGCTAACAATACGTACAATGCAGAAGAGTACGCTACGATAGCAGGCGAAGGAGTTCTCCTGTACCGTACCGTGGCAATGGGCGTGCAGGTGAAGAACATCACCGACGAGGCAACTCTTGAAGGCGCCACTGTCCTCCTCCAAATGCCCCAGAACATATCTGGTACATCAGGAGGAGGCAACCAAACAGCCCTCTCGAATTTCCGCCCCAATTACATCGGAGCATCCAACAAACCCGGAGTCATCATGCAAGCATTCTGGGAACCAGACGCAGATGACAACGACTACACGGCCATCGCCGCTGCCCCTGGCAATGGCTCCACTGGTGTGCTTTCATTTAGCACTACCACCATCACCGCCAATCCACAGATTTGGTTCATTCAAACCTTCCTTCTTGTGGAATGCCTCGGCACTGGAGATGGCCTCCACCAAGTCACCCCATTCATTGGTGACCCAACAACATTTGCCGAGACGATCGGCAACAACATCGCACGCATGCCCCAATTCTGCATGCAGCGCTGTTTCATCTCCGACGATGTCATCGAAACCGCACTCGGTTCTGGCATTGAAAAACTGGAGTCCTATGTACCCGGACTCTCAGAAGCAGTCAAGGCTGCCGGAGATGTTTTCGACGTCGACGTCGTTAAAGAAGCTGCGAAGTGGCTTAAAAACGGCGCCAAATCAGTCGCTTCCAGAGTGGGCTCATGGATGAGCAGCCTCTGGGGCGCAACCGGCATTTCCCCCGCTGAATTCGCCATCGCTGGCAAGATAGTAGCGATGGGTGAAGACAATGTGGAACTACTTCAACAGCTCTCCGCATCACACCCAGCTCCCGGAGAGCTCCTCCAATGGGCGACCGAAGTGCTTGGCACCCAGGTCAAGCTCAACAAAGGCATCTTCATCGACTCACCAGTTATCCGTGGTGAGATTCCCCGGCCTTTGCCCTTCCCTTCGGAGGAACAATACAACCTATCAGCACTGGATTATGCTAGGGCAGGATACACTGATCAGGATTCCAAAGACGACAGGCTTATTCATGACATGCGACTTCTCGCTGCTGAACGCCGTCGGATTTCAACCGAATCCACTGCTAGTCGTAGGCACCCATCACTCAATGCAGTGAAGGAGCCTCCTAGCCCCACCAACAGTTTCATTTCTGTCCGCTCCACTCACTCCCTACCAAAAAAGTAGGAGAGCCTGTCACCGTCCAAACCACCGATTGGGGATTATTATCTCTGATTCGGTGGCGACGTTCCGTGGCAGGCGAACCTCACCTTGAACCAGAGGACTTGTGAGTAGCAACTACCAAGGACACCCGTCCACCCAAACAATTAAACCCTGTAGAGGGGCACATTCTACAGGCTAGCCGGCAACTTCATACTTGCCAATAAACACCACCAACTGGGGCTTAAACCCCC